AGAGATCGCCGCCAAGAAAAAGCCAATCAAGAAAGAGCTGGACGAGATCCCCGCCCGGATAGACGAGGTCAGACAAGGCATTATCGATAAGGACTGGACCACCTTGGAAGGCATAATCAAGGATCGGGAAACCATGATCGAGAAACTGGATAGGAGGATAGCGGACGAGAACCTACGGGTGCAAGAGGAGAACAAGGATGTCAACTCCAAGATACAAGCCCTATATAATGAGATCGCTTCCTTGGAAAGAAGAAAGATGGATATCGAGAACCGATATAAGGCCTCCTATCAAAAGGAGTCCAACGATCTCGAATCCCAAAAAGAGAGGACGAGGAGAGAGATAGCCGGCATAGAGGACGAGATCAATCAACTGGAAAAGGGTATAACGGACAATACCAAGGCCAAGGAAAGGGTATCCGACATATTGAGCAAATTGGGAGCGCAATACGAGGCGATCCTTTCCGGTAAGGTGGAAGGCGATAATCGCATATGCCCGACATGCGGACAGGAGTTCACGGAGAAATTCCTGCATGACCGCAAGGCCCACCTTTTGGAGGATATAAACAAGAAGGGAGAGGAAAACGATGCCCTTCTAAGGTCATATGACCAAATGATATCGGAGTACGAGAACAAGATAACCGCCCTTAATGCCAGACGCACGGAGCTATCCTCCAATCTTGATATTCTTGACAGGAGAGTTCTCAAGCACTTCGTATCAGCCTATACGGAAGACGAGGAGCGTAAGGATGTCATCAAGGATATAGACCAGAAAAAAGAGGATATAGACCTATTATCCGGATCGGTGGTGACATACAATGACCTGTCTCCCGTGAAAGACCAGATATTCAAGATCAGGAAAGAGATAGAGGAAATAAAGGGTGAGCTTTCCGGAAAGATACACTCCGACAAGGCCAAGGCCCGTGTGGATGAGCTGGAGACGAGGCAAAAGGATCTGGCCGTATCCTTGGCCCGGTACGAGAAAACGGAAATGATAGCGGACAGGTTCATACATAAGAAGATGGACATGATGGAGGAAAGGATCAACTCCTTATTCCGCATGGTCAAGTGGAAGATGTACGAGCCGCAAATAAACGGCGGAGAGAAGGAATGTTGCGAGTGCTATATAAATGGCGTTCCCTTCGGCGTGCAGAACACCGCCACCAAGGTAAACGCGGGATTGGACATAGCCTTGGCATTCTCTCGTATCTATGACGTTTACGCCCCAGTATTCCTAGATAACCGGGAGTCCGTCACGGAACTTATAGACACGGATACGCAAGTCATATCGCTGATAGTATCACCAGAACATAAAGAATTGACAATTAAAAACAAATGATATGAACACACCCGTATTAGCGGCGCAACCGCAAAACATGGCGATCAATCTTTTCGATCCCGCACAATTCGAGACAATGCAAAAGATATGCAAGATGTACGTGAACTCCGATCTGGTACCCGAATCGTATAGGGTAACGGACAAGAGGCCGGAGAGCAAGGCCGTGGCGAACTGCATGATAGCGGTAAGCATGGCGCAAAGGATGAACGCCGACCATATGATGGTCATGCAGAATCTCGATATCATACAAGGCCGTCCGTCATGGTCCGCTAAATTTCTCATCGCTACGGTCAACTCATGCGGGAGATTCTCCCCGTTAAGGTATAAGTTCACCAACCTAGGAAAGATCAAGAACGTGACGTATACCGACTATGAATGGAGGAACGGAAGGAGAGAGGCCGTGACAAAGACATTGAATATCGAGATCGACAATTGGGAATGTATAGCTTATTCCTCGGAGAAAGGCCGTGACGAGATATTGGAATCCACCCCTATCACCATGGAAATGGCGATAAAGGAAGGCTGGTATACCAAGTCGGGATCTAAATGGCAGACAATGCCTAGGCTGATGCTCCAATACCGGGCGGCTTCCTTCTGGCAAAGGGCGTACGCTCCGGAGATCAGCATGGGAATGATCACGCAGGAGGAGGCACGTGATATAGAGGACGTGGATTACATTGAGATCAATCCGGAAGACAAGCTGAAGGAGGAACTGGAAAAGGCTAACAAGGAAGAGTTCAAGTGCCAGCAAGAAGCGAAAGCGGCGAGCGATCCTTCTCCCGTCATGGAAGATCGGCCCGATCCCGGCAATCCCGAGCCACCCAAGGCACAATCATTTAATAACGCCTCCCAAGGCAAGCCAAACTGGATGAGAAGATGAGACTATACGTAGCGGGCAGTTCCTCCTCGGGGAACTGCTACCTATTATATGATGAGAGGGAGATTCTGATACTGGAATGCGGCGTACCTTTCAAGAACATCAACGGCCTCCCGTTCTTCGATCTGGAGAAGGTCGTTGGATGCGTGATATCGCATGAGCACGGCGATCACGCCGGAAGGATGAACGAGTTCCTTGATTACGGGGTAGATTGTTTGGCGTCATCCGGCACGATAAGCTCGTTATCTTTTACGAGCAAGCGCCTGCCATTGATGATAGAGGAAGGCGTTACCGTAATGGCCGGGGCCTTCTCCATAGTCCCTTTCAAGATAGCCCATGACGCCAATGAGCCTCTGGGTTTTCTCATAGACCATCCGGATACGGGGCCTATCCTGTTCGCCACGGACACGTACATGCTCTATTATCGGTTCCCGAATCTCAGGCACGTCATGATCGAGTGCAATTACGACAGGTCTATCCTAGACAGGAACGTAACGGAAGGGAGGATAAACAAGTCCAGACGAGACCGGACATTGCTATCCCATATGGAGCTAGGAACATGCGTGACAACCTTGGAGGCTAACGACCTCTCGGGGGTTGACAACATAATCCTGCTCCATTTGTCCGATGACAATAGTGACGAGGTCTTATTCAAGGAGAAAGTAAGCGAGGCTACCCAACGACCGACTTTCGTGGCGACACCGGGCTTGGACATAAACCTTACACGGCCATGGTCAAGATAGAGAAGACTGGGACGGACACGGATTTGACGGAGTTCCTTTGTGAGCTGGCCGGATATCCACCCGGTACTTACCAAGTGACGATATATCCCGTCGGAGATCTAAGATCCGGCGAGCAAAACAGGTATCTGTGGGGAGTGGTCTACCCTCTCCTGCTCGAGAGACTCAAAGATATAGGCTACGCTTATACGACTACCCAAGAAGTCCACGAGTTTTGCAAGAGGACGTTTTCTGATAGATACGTGAATTACCATTCCGGAGAGATCATAGACATCCCCGACTCCACCAAGGAAATGGACAGGAAGACTTTCGCCACATATTTACAGGTAATCAGGGAATGGTCGCTTAATTATATAGGTATTGAGATTCCAGACCCACAATACAAGAATAATGAAAGAACTGATATTATGCCTCAATGAGGCTTGCTCTAAAAAGCATTGCCTCTGTCATCAACGGCAAAAGCATTGGACAGACCCGTCTAAAAAAGATGGGGAAACTGTAAGGCCGGAATCGGCCTTACTTGACGGGAACACCCCTTGTAAGGGGTATGTCCCACAATTTGAAAGGAGAAAATATAACATTAAATATTAATGCATATGAGTATAGAGACTAAAAAAAATGAGATCAGGTATCAGACTTCGGATCCAAGGAGAATGTTGAATAAATATCTTACACGACATGTATGTAAGACATGGAAAGAGGACTTTATTGACGAGGATACCCAAGAGGCAGTCACTATCGAGCGAAACGAGGTGTTGTTTCAGAGGGGAACACTGATAGATCAAGATGTATTGGCGAAGATCCGGTTTTGCTATGATGCGGGGGATATCAAAGGCGACATTGAGGTCAGTAATCAGAAACGTTTAGGTTTCGAGATTCTCAATGAGTGCCTGTATCCTTATCTGGCACAGGTTTGCATTGATGAAAAGAGATACAAGTTCCTTTTTTACGCCACGGGTATAGAGCCAGCGAACGCATTACTGAAAGATTACATCGAGTTAAACTATAATTTCGGTTTCAGGATCACCATGATCAAGGAATTCGACAAATGCGTGATCCTCACTGATACGTTGAAAGAAAAGAAGACCGATGTGGAACCGTTAGAGATACCAGAAAACGCCCCTGAGGATAATCCGGACACGATGGAGGACGAGGAGCCAAAAGATGATAATCGAAAATTCTATCAGATTGAGACGAAAATAATGTACGGAGAGGTCGAGTCATCTGGAACCTTCGTGGTAAACACTTATAATGTGGAGCGGGCGATGATGCTCATCAACGCCTATCTCAAGAAACAGGAGGACGATCATGAAAGAGAGGCCAAGGAAAAGGGATGGACGTTCGAGAGAAAAGAGATTCATCCCACAATAGAGGCCGCCAAGCCAATATCCATAGGAAGATTTATTCCCAAGGAGTTCTCTTTAGCTTACAAATGATTCGTGTTTTTCATGGTATTAGATTTGGGTTAGAATGATTATCCCTGCCGTCCGTGAGGATATGCGGGGATTTCGGGCGATAAGTATTCCGGGATGAAACGTTACGGAGTGCGCATGACGTAAAGAGGCCGGTTCGATCCCGGCACCGTCCACGAATAACAAACATATAATTATGGAAACAATACAGAATTTAGATCACTTGACAATGGCCATGCACCTTATCACCGCGATACTAGGACTGATCGCATTGATCTTGGCCATATTCTTACTAATAAACAATAAAGAAAGGAGGAATCCGTGGGAAAGAAAAAACATGATTTAGTGATAGCCGTTGACCCGGACATAGATAAATCCGGTATATGCGTACTGTCTCCTTCAACGAGACAGCTAATTCTAAAGAGCCTCCCCTTCCCTGTGTTGGTCGATTTCATAAAGGAGGCAAGAGAGAGATACAAGGAGGTAGACATAGTGGTCATTGTCGAGGCCGGATGGCTTAACGAAAAAAGCAACTTCCATAAATCGAGGGGTAAATCCGGAGAGAGGATAGCCAAGTATGTAGGTCGTAACCAGCAAACCGGGATATTGCTTCTCCAGATGTGCGAGCACATAGGGATTCCCAGCGAGGAGGTCAAGCCTTTGACCAAGCATTGGAAAGGAGACGAGGGCAAGATAACCCATGAGGAACTCTCCTACATAGTCGGTCCCTTGCCTAAGAGAACGAACCAAGACCAACGTGACGCTACGATTCTGGCTTGGTGGTACGCCGATCTCCCAATCAAAATAAAGACTTGGTGATATGGCGAAGAAGAAAGACGAGCAAGAAAAGGTGAAATGTGGCGATTGCGCCAACGGACATCCTCACAAGGGGCTATGCGTTTGGTGCATCATACATGACGCTGGACGGGTAGCTAACTCCACTAGATTTTGTAACACTTTTAAAAAGAGAAGATAATATGGAACAAGAGAAATTTGATTTATGGTGCGTGGTCGAGTTATTCGGCCATTCAAGGATAGCGGGAAGATGTACGGAACAGAACGTGGCCGGTACCAATATGCTTCGGATAGACGTTCCGGATACAAGTAACCAGCCCGGTTTTACCCGCTTTTTCTCATCGGGGGCCATATACGCCATAAATCCTGTCTCCGAGGAAGTGGCAAGGCAAATGGCGGAGAACCTGCAAATACAACCTGTAAACATATGGGATGTAAACCACCTTGTAGACCAGAAACTAAAGTCCTTGCAGGGCGGCGAGTCTCCGGATTTTGATTTTTAATAAAAGAGTAGTATGGCAAAAACCGGATTCTCCTTCTATCGGGCAGATACAGACAGGTTCCAAGATCTTAGGATCAAGAAACTTAGGAAATATTTCAAAAGTAATGGATTTTGTGTTTTCGAATTCGTTGTTAATGAGATATATAAAACTAATAACTGTTTTATTGTTAAAGATGAAACTTTAATTTTTAATATTGCTGAATATTGGGATATAAAAGAGGATTTAATAGACCATATTATTATATTTTGTTGTAATGTAGGACTGTTTGATAAGAATTTATTTAATCAATATGGGATATTAACCAGTTTTGATATACAAACACAATGGTTAAAACAAACAATGACTGTTGACTTTAATATAATCCCTATAGAATATCTTTTAATTGACAGATCCTCTATTCCTTTTTATAAAACGACAAAAAATCCAAGATTAGTAGAACGCAATTCAAAATTATGGAAAAAGATATCTAAGGATATTTTGAAACGCGACAACTATACTTGTGCTTATTGTGGGAAAAGAGGGGGAATATTGGAGATTGACCACATATTACCCATTTCAAGAGGAGGAAGTGATAATAAATCAAACTTAGTCACTTCATGTAGGCATTGTAATCGGCAGAAAAAAGATAAAACAGTTGATGAGTTTATCAAATGGAGAATAAAACATGGGTATTCAAATAATGGGACTTGACTACTTTCCTATGAATGTGGATTTTTTCGAAGATGATAAGATAGAACTCATAGAGGCTGAATTTGGGATAAAAGGCTCAATCCTTGCCGTAAAGTTGCTTTGCAAAATATACAAGGAAGGATATTTTTATAAATGGGGTGAAGACGAGTGTTTGCTTTTTTCAAAGAAGGCGGGTGCTGAATTTGTCCCGGGATTTGTAAAGGAAGTTGTAAACGGGTTGGTCAGACGGTGTTTCTTTGACAAGGGGTGCTTTGACTCGTTCGGTATACTTACCTCTTCCGGTATCCAGAGACGATATTTTGAGGCGGCAAAACGGCGTAAGAGAATAGACGTTAATCCTGATTTTTTGCTTATAGACGTATCCGATTTCAAGAATGTATACATTAATGGCAAAAATGTATGCATTAACAACGAAAATGTCAACATTCAAGGACAAAGTAAAGTAAAGTATAGTAAAGAAAAGGAAAGTAAAGAAATACCCCCTCTATCCCCCACGGGGGGAAGCGGAGGAGGAAGTTTTTTTAATCTTTCTAGGAATGACCCGCCGCCTTCGGACGGCGTGAAAAGGAATTATGAGGCTTTGACACGGGAACTCACCAATTTCAAGCTATCTCCTGATGAGTTCAATACTATTTGCGAGTTATCGAACTATGGAGAGATAGGAAATCCCGTGTGGAAACTATTGCAAAGGATACGGGATAGCCGGGAGGGGAAATACAAGATCGATCATCCCGGAAGATTTTTGATCTCCAGATTAAAAAACAATGATTAAGACCGTAACTCTCTATCCGGGCAGATACGCCTATATCTGTCCTTGCGGCCATCCCTATCAGGTGATGACCTTATACAGGAAGACTAGTAACGTGGCGGTCTATTGTTTCGCTTGTAAACAACAGACCGGAAAACACATAAGAATCATGGATCAGAACATAGATTTCGCCGTTAACTCGAATAACAAGTTGAACGGCACGTATTTCACCGCATTGAGGTTGCACGATCCAATCAAGTATTGCGTGGGGAATGTCCTCACGGTTTCGGTCAAGCAGCAACCACGAGGTAAGGCCAAGATTATCAAGGTAAACAGTTTCACGATAGACAAGGTAAATGACTACATATCGTGCTTGGATTCCGGATTAAAGGCCGATGAGTATAAGACTATAATCAAGAAGACATATTCTGGCAATGGGATAAACTGGGACAAACAGCTTTTAGACTTTTGCCTGTTTGAACAAATTGATAAAAGATAAAACAATGAATCATACTGAAGCATTATTCAAGACGATCATTCTCTTGCATCACCTTGCGGAATTGCATAAGAAGGATAACGTGGATCTTTACTATATTGACCTGTTTTGTGGGGCAGGTGGAACGTCCACCGGCGTGGAACAGGCGAATATAGGAAGTAGTTCTATTGCGAAGGTTATAGCCTGCGTCAACCACGATAAGAACGCTATCGCCAGCCACATGGCTAACCATCCTTACGCCCTCCATTTCACGGAGGATATGCGTACGCTTGATTTGGCACCGATCGTTAATCTGATCAAGAAGATCAAGTTCCGGAATCCCAATGCGAGGTTTGTGCTATGGGCCTCATTGGAATGTACTAACTTCTCCAAAGCAAAGGGAGGACAGGCGAGAGATCCGGATAGCCGGACATTAGCCGATCATCTTTTCCGGTACATCGAAGAGATCAATCCTGACTTGATACAGATTGAGAATGTGGAAGAATTTATGTGCTGGGGAGACTTGGATGAAAATGGGAAACCGATATCGAAAGACAAAGGCCGGTTGTATTTACGTTGGATAGAACGGGTACAATATGGATATTTGCCATGTCGTGGGTATCAGCAAGAAAGACACGATGAGTTATTTGATACTTTCCGAAGGGGAAACCTATTAGATAAAGTCTATGATTTCGACCACCGGATATTGAACGCTGCCGACTTTGGTGCTTACACTTCTCGAAAACGTTTCTTTGGACAGTTCGCTAAAAAGGATATGCCGATTGTCTGGCCGGAGCCTACGCATTGCAAAGATGGTGAACAAACCTTATTCGGCCATTTACAAAAGTGGAAACCTGTTAAAGACGTTCTAGACCTAGAAGACGAGGGGACGAGTATATTCACACGGAAAAAGCCTCTTTCCCCGAAAACGTTCGAGCGGGTCTATGCCGGACTTGTGCGTTTTGTTGGAGGAGGTAAAGATGCATTTCTCTCAAGATATAACACTGTTAGACCTAAAGATACATGCAAGTCATTAGATGAGCCTTGTGGTGTACTCACTACAAACAACAGATTCGCTAAGGTTGGCT